ATGGAAGAATTCTTATTGATTGGCCAGCAGTATCAGGAGCATCTGGTTATAGAGTTTTCTATACTATAAGTGGCTCTACTTCAAATGTGTTGACTACATCAACATCGTACACAATTACAACAACAACTGGAAATCCTATCTCTAATATTAGTGTTAGGGCATACCCCAACTCTGGCGGTACTGGGTCGGTGTATAGATTAGGCTCACCAGTTCCCTACCCCACCACTCAAACGCCAACAACAAAAACATCTGGCACAAGAGAGTGGAGTGGTACATCTTTATCTGCTCCAGCAACTCCTACAAATCTTCAAGCAACAGGAGTCAGCACTTCACGAGTAGACCTTTCTTGGAACGCATCTGCTGGAGCAACAACATACGAGTGGTATTACAAATTTAATTCAACACCCCCGTCGCAAGATACTGCTGCTGATTTTGCTGGTATTACGGGAACCACCTCCAGCCACACTGGTCTAACTTCAGGAACAACATATTGGTATTGGGTAAGAGCAAGAAACTCTATTGGAAAAAGTAATTGGTCTACTGGTAACTCGGCAGTTACTTTTGTAGCAATTCCTTCAACCCCTACAGGAGTTAGCGTTAGTGCTGGAGGTCTTGTTACTTGGAATTCATCTGCTGGAGCAACTTCTTACACTGTGCGATATCAAAGCGCTGCTACTAGCGCTGGAGGAAGCCCTAACACTGCCGTTGCTACTAACGTAGGAAATACCTTATCTTTTCAAATACCTTTTGTGGCAGGAAAACTTTGGAGAAGAGCCCAGGTTTTGGCTACCAATAGTGCTGGTAGTTCTTCCTACTCATCCTTTACAGCGTGGTCATAAATATGCTGACTAATCAAGAAAAAATAGATTTTCTGCTAGGAAAATTATCAAACTTAAATTTGGTAATAGAAGAAGCAGAAACAATGCCAGATATAGAAGGCAAACCTCCTATGTCTTACTACTTGACTCGATATCGAGCAGAAAAGGCAGTTGTACTACAAAAACTAGAAGAATTAGGCCATCAAGTCTAAAAACCTATAGATAGCAAAGTGCTATTATAGAACCCTAAGAAGGAGAGAAAATGCCAGAAACATATGCCTACTTATCTAATGAAGATAAGCAGAACATCGTCACCAATCACATCCGCAATTTGGAGTACACCATGTACAACAATGAAGTGTCAATTATTGCTCTTACAGGAATAGAAGGCACAACTGAGCAAGTTGACGCATTAGAAGCAGAAAATGATGTTGTTAGAGGAAAAATAACGGCTCTACAAGCCCTATTACCTTAATCAAAGGATCATAAATGACTGAGACTAATGACAACAAAGACTTAGTAATTATTGCCTTACGGCAACGTATTGGTGAGTTAGTGCAGAATTATGAGTACGCTGTTGCTACTCTTCGCGCTGACATAACAAACTTAGACGCTATAAATAAAAAACTTACTAAGCAACTTACTCCTCAACCTGAGACACCTAAAGAGTTCCCCTCTGTCTCAGAACTACTGGAAGAGAAGAATGTTTGAAGTAAAAGACGGCTCTCGTGTTCTTCAATTTAATGGAAGACTTCTAGGCGAATCTTCTTCGTGGCGTAGAGGCTCCTCTCGTTGGATTGAGTTTGCTCTTTACAGAACAGAGAACGGTTCTTACATTCTTTCTCGTATTGGTGTATCTTTGGTCTATCACTGCCCTTCTTGTCCTTTGGTAAAAAATTACAACCTTGTAGAAGGAAATCCAGAGGATTTAGATGATGACGCTATACCCTGTGATGTGTGTAGTCCTGAAAGAGATTTACCAGTTGTGTTCCCCGAAAAGTATCGTTATTGGGCTCAGGTAAGTGAAGACCCTAAACCAGTACTTGATGCCCTTTACAAATACGACCCTAATGGGGCAAGATATCTCACAAACGTGGCTCAAAGGCTTCTCGAGCAAGCGGCAGAAAACGATGAAAGAATAGATGCCATCTACAGAGTGGAAATGATTCCGTAGAACTAAAAAGATAAGGATACAAAAGACAAATGACAAAAGGACTTGATGGTATTCAAGTTACCCTTATCGACTCCGTAGAAAAAGCCAATGATTTTATTTCTTGGCTTAGTGAACGCCGTCCACATAATGCTATTGCTGTGGATACAGAAACAGGCGAAAAACCTGGCGGACCACGAGCAGATGCGCTCTCTCCTTGGCATGGAGATTTACGTCTTGTACAAGTTGGTGATGGAATGCAAGGTTGGGCTATTCCTTGGCAAGAATGGGCTGGTGTTTTCTACGAAGCAATGGATAAGTTTGATGGACCAATTGTGTGCCACAATATTGCTTTTGAAGCCAGATGGTTTGCCGTTAAATCTCGCTGGGAAATTCCCTGGCATCGTGCACACGACACAATGATTATGGCTCATCTTATTGACCCGCTTGGTCCTGGAGGTTTGAAACCTTTATCTGCTCGTCTGGTAGACCAGCAAGCAGCGCACCTACAAGACCAACTTGAAATTGATTTATCTAAAAATGGTTGGACTTGGGGAACTGTTCCAACAAACTTTCAACCTTACTGGTCTTATGGCGCACTAGACACAATTCTTACAATGCGTTTGTGGGAACAGTTCTATGAAAAATGCGGACCAGAAAAACCATACTATCAAGCCTATGAACTTGAGATGGCTGCTCGCAAAATTGTTACTCGTATGGAAATCAATGGTGCTCGTATAGATATTGATTACTCTAAACAAAAATATGAAGAACTTATTTCTTACACAGACAGTGTAAAAGATTGGGGAAAGAAAACTTACTCTGGAACAAGTCTTACAAGTAATATGCAGTTAGTACGCCTCTTTGAGCAAATAGGCGCTGAAATTACAGAGTTGACTCCTTCTGGACAAAAGGCTTGTACTAAAGACCAACTCAGGCTTCTTGTGCGTGATGGCAATGATGAAGTAAAAAATCTTGCTGAAACTGTTCTAAAACTTCGCAAAGCAGACAAACTTGCCAACACTTACTTTCTAAATTTTATAAATAAAAATGTTGACGGAATTCTTCATCCATCTGTAAAAACTCTTGGTGCTAGAACATCTCGTATGTCAATCACGGACCCAGCGCTACAAACTCTCCCCAAGGGAGATGACACTGTGCGTCGTGCTTTTATTCCTAGAGATAAAGACCACGTCATTATTACTTCAGATTTAGACCAAGTTGAGTTTCGTATGTTTGCTTCTTTATCTCAAGACCCAAACCTTGTAAATCTATTCAATCGTGCTGATGCAACTGGCTCTGACCCCTTCACAGAAATTGGCCGTGAGGTCTATCAAGAGCAAGAAATGACTCGCTCAGATAAGCGTAGAAATCTTATTAAAGGAATGGTTTATGGTCGTCTCTATGGAGCAGGTGTAGCAAAGCAAGCACTAACCGCAGGAGTTTCAGAGGCTCAAATGAAGTCTGTCTCTGATGCCTTTGATAAACGTTATCCAGGAATGATTAAGTTTCAAAAACAAGTAGAACATATTGGTTCAACTAGGGAACGTAAAGAAGGTCAAGGATATGTTCATACTTGGACTGGCCGTAAAATTCCTTGCGATGACGGCCGTGTGTACACCCTTATCAACTATTTGATTCAAGGCGGTGCTGCTGAAGTATTTAAGAGTAATCTTGTGAAACTAGATCAAGCAGACTTGACTGAGTTGTTGATAGTTCCAGTTCACGATGAGATTGTTCTTCAAGCACCTCGTGAAGATGCTGAAGAGATAAAACGTATTGTTCAGCAATGTATGACAACAACCGAAGGTTGGTCTGTGCCACTTACCGCTGGCGTTGACGGGCCTCTTGAAACGTGGGGAGATAAATACTGATGCACGCAGTTTTAGCGATAGACCCAGGAAAAATGACTGGAGTTGTTTTATTAGAATGGGATGGCACCGACAACTTGCCACAACAAAAACTTTCTGTTGAAGTTGACGAAATAAATTTTTATACTACTGTAGATATCGCTATGACGGGTTGGAAAAACTACGAATCTTTTGCCGTTGTCTGCGAGAGATTTACTATTACAGCACAGACAGTAAGAAATTCACAAGCACCATATAGTCTTGAACAAATTGGAGTTTTGAAGCATACTTGTCGTATGTGGGAATATAAAAGCGAAAACATCAAGTTTCAGGCTCCAGTAGATGCTAAAACAATGTTTCCTAATGACAGAATCAAAAAGGTAGGAATCTGGCATAAAGGTGGAGAAGGCCACGCTTTAGACGCAACACGCCACGCCCTCCTTTATCTAGTAAAAAAGGGTTGGAAGCCTAAAGTTCTGCTAGACTAGGTACGGTTCTGAAAAAGTAAAAAACTATTTTTTCTGGTACCGTATCTCCAAGACAAAGTGACAAAAAGGGAGTAGTAAGTGGCAGTTTCAGTAGAGGTTGATAGCGCTGGAGAACACATTCTCATTACCGCTGATTGGCGCTTCAAAGAACTCATAAAGTCCCTTCCAGGAGCCTCCTGGAGCCCCTCAGAGCAAGTTTGGCGGGTTCCGCTTAGTTGGACTACCTGTTTGGCTTTACGCTCTACATTCCGCGAAGAACTGACAATTGGACCAACTCTTACACAGTGGGCTACCAACGAATTAAATACTCGTATTAGCCCCTCTACAACTCTTAGGGAGTTAGAGACCTATGAAGGCGATGAAATCCTTTTTCCTCATCAAAGGGCTGGCGTAAAGTTTCTTGCCACAGCCAAACGAGCCCTTTTAGCCGATGAACCAGGACTTGGTAAAACTGCTCAAGCCATTAGAGCCCTCAAAGAACTTCAAGAACAAGGAGAAGATGTTTTTCCTGCTTTAATTGTCTGCCCTAACACTCTAAAGAAAAACTGGGCACGAGAGTTCAAAAGATGGTGGCCTGATGTTAAAACTCAAGTAATCAAAGGTTCAGCAGCACAACGCAAACGACAATTTGAAGAAGATGCTGAAGTTTTTATTATCAACTGGGAGTCACTACGAACACACTCACGCCTTGCTCCATATGGCTCAATTGCACTTAAAAGATGTGTTGCTATGGGTGGACACGATGAAAAAGTCACTGAAAATCAATGTGAAGTTACATTACGAGAATTAAATAAAATTGATTTCAAAGCGATAGTTGCTGATGAAATTCATCGCTCTAAAGACCCGAAATCAAAACAAAGTCGTGCTCTTTGGGCAGCATCTGGGGACGCAAAAATTAGATTTGCTTTAACTGGTACACCTATTGCCAATAATGTTGTAGACCTTTGGTCAATTCTTCATTGGATTTCCCCTGAAGACTGGCCATCTAAAACAAAATGGATTGACCGAATGGTTGACACCATGCTCAACGCTTTTGGTGGAATGATGGTTATTGGCGTAAAACCAGCAATGCAGGATGAGTTTTATAAATCTGTAAACCCAGTTATGCGTCGTATGTTGAAAAAAGTTGTGCTACCACACCTTCCTCCAATCATAAATGAACGTCGTGATGTTGAAATGTCAACAAAGCAGAAAAAAGCCTACGACCAAATGCGTGAACTAATGATTGCTGAACTTGAAGCGGGAGAAACTCTTACAGCACCTAGTGTGTTGACACAAACTATAAGACTTCTACAGTTTGCTAGTTCCTACGCAACTTTGTCTGTAAATGAAGATACTGGCGAAACAAAAGCAACTCTTGACTACCCTTCTTGCAAAGTTGAAGCATTGATGGATGATATTGAAAACGGCGACTTTGGTGATGATTCTGTCGCTGTTTGTGCCGTCTCTAAACAACTTATTAACCTTCTTAGCGCAGAACTTACTAAGAAAAAAATTCTTCACGGATTGATTACTGGCGACCAAGATGAAGATGAACGTCAGAAGGCTATTGACGACTTTCAGTCAGGGGCTATACGCTGGGTGCTGTTCACAGCGCAAGCGGGGGGTGTTGGTATTACATTAACGGCTGCTCGTAGACTAATAATGCTTCAACGTCCTTGGTCATTAGTTGACCATAAGCAAGTACTAGACCGTGTACACCGTATTGGCAGTGAAATTCACGATTCAATTGTGATTACAGATTATGTAACTGAAGGAAGTATTGAAGAACGAGTTATTCAAGTGTTAGAAACAAAGGCAGATAATTTTGAGCAGATAGTCCGAGATAAAGACCAACTACTCAAATTACTACAAGATGATAAGGCGGGGAACCTATGACCACACCGATAAGACTTTCTAATTCGGAGTTACAAACATTCAAAGATTGTCGCAGACGTTGGTGGCTAAATTATTATCGTCGCCTACAACCAAAGCAAAAAGATATGACTGGTGCGCTAGCACTTGGAACTCGTATCCACGCAGCCTTAGATGCTCACTACGCACAAGGCACTCCATTACTAAAAGCACACGCAGAGTTAGTTGAAAAAGATAAACAACTTCTTCTTGCTGATTTTAGAGATGTAAATGATTTAGAAACCGAAGCAGAACTTGGTCGCATTATGCTTGAAGGATATGAGCAATGGGTTGAAGAAAACGGCATTGATGCTGAATTAGAAATGATTTCAACCGAAGAAAAAATTGTTGCACCACTATTCAACGGAGCAGTAGAACTTCAAGGAAAACTTGATATGCGTGTTCGCCGTAAAGTGGATGGTGTTAGATTGTTTAGAGACTTCAAAACTGTTGGTGGCTCACTATCTGAGTTTTCTAGTATGGCTCATATGAATGAGCAAGTTATGACTTACATGTTGTTAGAGTCTACAAAGTTTGATGAGAAAGAGCGCTCAGAGGGCGGAATCTTTACTCTTCTAAAAAAAGTTCGTAGAACTGCGGCAGCAAAGCCTCCGTTTTATGAGCACGTTGAAATTAGGCACAATATCTTCACGATGCGTTCTTTCTGGCAACGCATTCACGGAACTATTGCTGACCTAATGAGAATAAGAACAGCATTAGACGCTGGAGAAAATCCTGCGTTCCATGTATATCCACGAGCCAGTAGAGATTGTAAGTGGAAATGCCAATTTTTTGCTATCTGCCCGATGTTTGATGACGGAAGCGCCGTTGAACAAGCACTTAGCGATTCGTATGAGGAAAAAGATCCTTATGCGTACTATGACACAGACAAAACAGGAAGCGAGTGATAATGAGCGACATTCAACGCTCTTTGACGGTTATGGTTTACGGCGAAAGCAAAGTTGGTAAATCAACATTTGCTGTAACTGCACCATATCCTCGCCTAATGCTTGACGTTGAGGGCGGGCATCGATTCCTGCCTATCGTTGTTAAGTATTGGGATCCACTGCGAGAAGAACCGCCAGTGGCAGATGGAACTTGGGATACTGTTGTAGTCCAAGTTCGTGATTATGACACTGTTATTAAAACATATCAGTGGCTACAACTTGGTAAACATCAATTCAAGAGTTTGATTATTGACTCAATCTCTGAACTTCAAGTTAAATGTATGGACAGCATCGCTGGTACAGAGCAAATGAAGATGCAACAATGGGGAGAACTTCTTCGCCACATGGGTGGTCTTCTACGCGACCTTCGTGATTTGACTATGCACCCAACTAATCCGTTAGAGGCAGTAGTTCTAACGGCAATGTCAAAGACCTCTCAAGATGGACGTCATCGTCCATATCTACAAGGTCAGTTACAGATTCAAGCGCCATATTTCTACGACATTCTTGGGGCTATAACTTTGGAACAACATCAAAGTATTGACCCTATGCAACCACCTCAAAAGGTGCGACGTATGTATGTCGAACGAACCAATGAATACGAAGCGGGCGAGCGTGTCCAAGGACGCCTCGGCGCAATCGTTGAACAACAAAATTTGTCGATTGACCGAATGTTAGACATGATTTTCGGACCACGACAAACCGCAACAACAACAACAACTAAGAAAGAGGTAACAGCGTGAGTACTCTCAATTGGAGCGATCTCATCAAGGAAGCCGGCGAAACTGGAACGTATGATGCGCTTCCAGACGGCGACTATGACCTTGTAGTGCTTGAAGCAACTGCAAAGGTTTCACAAAGTGGCAAAACAATGTTCGCAGTCAAGGCACAGGTTGAGGGTGGTGCTCACAATAAGCGTCTTGTGTGGGACAACTTAGTTGTTTCACCAGACAGCCAAGCAGCACTAGGAATCTTCTTCAAGAAGATGAACGCACTCGGCCTTCCTCGTGAATATTTTATGCAGCAACCACAACCATCAAATGCTCAAATTGAGCAGATTCTTGCTGGTCGTCGTTTCCGTGCTCAAGTCGGTACACGCACTTGGCAAGGACAAAAGAAAAACGAAATCAAGAACTACTACCCAGCAGTTGCTACAACAACTGCGGCAGCACCAGTTGCTGCTGCACCAGCACCTGCTCCAGCGCCAGCGCCAGCACCTGCTCCAGCGCCAGCCGCTGCACCAGTAGCACCGTTCTAACAAAAGTGATTACTAAGCGCTACGGCTTAGGGAAGTGCGTAGCGCTTAGTAGTCCTATTAAGAAAAAGGTTCTTTAATGAAAATTTTTATTACTGGATGCACAGCAGCACATGCATCTAGGTCTTCAAATGAAAAGAACGCTTCCTTTGCTGGAATTATTGATGCTGCTTTTACTGAACTTGGATGCGAAGTTGTTTGGGACGTTCCTTCTGTAAAACTAAGTAAAGATTATCTATCTCAGTTTGATTCTGTTTTAGTTGGTATTTCTTCTCCAACAAATGTAAATGCTCATAGAATTTATGGTTCTCTTTCTGTAATAAAACATTGCCTTGAGTTAGGCAATCTTTCACTTTATATTGACACACCTGACCCTCACAAAATTTATGCTGGAATTAGAGAAATTTACAAAAACCCTCAATCTTTAGTAAAGAGTTTTTACTCAAAAAGAAGAGAATATAATTTAGTTTTAGAAAAAGAAAACTATAAAAATGCCACTACCGCCATCAATAAACTTTACACAGACGCTTGGCCTAGAGTAATAGTTCCTTCCTATCCATGGACATCTCCAACAGTTGTTTCTAAATACATTCCAAACGTAGACAACAACAAATTGTTTTTAATTTCTCCTGATTCATACTTGCTGGAAATCCAACAAGACAGAACAACACCTGTTGATGGAGAGTATTGGTGTATTGATAGCACCAAAACCAAGTGGTCTCAAACAGTCCTTGAAGGGTTGTCAAAACCTGTTGTGGGCCACAGGCAAAGTAAGTGGGATGGCAACAAAGAGGTCTTAAACCGCCTTAGCGGGTCATTAGGGGCTCTTGTATCAACATATAAGGACGGAAACCCTTGGTGGATGCCTACGCTCTCCCAAGCCCTTTTCGTGGGGGTTCCTGTAGCAACGGACTGGAGACACACTCAACATATGGGACAGGAGTGGTCAATGCTTCCTGTAGCAATCGAGGATATGTCACCAGAGCAACGTCTCTTTGTTGCTAAAAAACAAAAAGAGCAGTACATAGAGAATTTGCCTACATGGGCAGATGTAAAAGAGAATTTGGGCAATGTATTGTTCCAAAAAACATACGCATAAAAGGAGGAAAAATGTCTGATACAGATATGAATTGGATAAAAGAACAACTTATCCAAAACAAAACTAAAAAGGCTGTAGGAGATGCTGTTATCAAGTTGCTTGATGCTTGGGAACAACTAAAAGAAAAAAACAGTAAAAACTCTGAAGAGATACTAGAAATCTTTGGAAAACTTGCTTTAGGACACGCTATTGTCAAAGAAGATAAAACTCAGACGTGGGTCCAAGCACGAGCAGGTGATATCAAAGTTGCTGACACTGTAAGAGTTGCTTTTAATGCTTTTGACACAGCGACAGGTAAATCAAAACTCAACGGGCGTAAAGGTAAAGTTGTTGGGGTTCGTTATGGAGACATCATTATGAAAAGCGATGATGGCAAACTTCCAGTAGTTGATGGCGCACATTTCAAACCAGAAAATTTAGAGAAACTGGTTTAGTATGCGCTCAATGACATATAAATTTTCTTTTCTTGCTGACAACAAAACAGAAATGTTGCAGATAATAAAAGATAAAATTTCACTTGTAGTTGGAGATTCTTCGGAAGACCCACTAAAATATGTAAACTACGAAACAACAATAACTGACAATGAAAAAGATAAAAAATACCTAGTAGAAGTTATAGCGAGGGTAACAAATGACAACAGATAGTTCAGAGCAGCAACCTTTGCGTGTGGAGGCGTTAAGAGAAGCAGCAAAAATTATTTCTAGTGATAGAAATAAGCAGTATGGACCACCTGAAGACAACTTTGAGCGAACAGCAAAAATATGGTCTGTTATTTTAGGTGTTCCAATTTCAAACGAAGATGTAGCGATGATGATGATTGGATTAAAAGTTGCTCGCTACGCATCTAAATCTGGTTACCAACCTGACACATGGGTTGACATTGCTGGCTATGCGGGTTGTGGCTATGAAGTGGGAGCGTTAGAGAACAACAAAAACTAAAAACTCTACAACGGGGAAGGGTAAAGTGTGTCAGACAAACCTTGGGAATTCGAGCAACCATTATGTGCAGAGGTAGGGGTAGAGGTTTTTTATGTACAAGATAGGGATGACCCTCAGCCTGGAGTAGGAGTTATTCCAGACTACAACTCTGCAAAGAAAATATGCAAGTCCTGTATTCATCAAATTGAGTGTGCTGAGTGGGGCATAAAACATGAGACCCATGGAA